ATAATGACTTCCTTGAGTTACTGTTAATGCGTGAGTATGAGATGGTAAATTTGCTGCCGATAAAGTAACAGAATTAGTAGAAGATTTTTGATTTAATGAATATGTCGATACACCATATGGTATATAATTTGTTAAATTTGGAATACTAAAATCACTTCCAGAACCACCATAAGTATATTGAATTACATTATATAGTGATGTATAATTTGCTACCTTAATACTAGCACCATTACAAAACAAATAACCATTGGGTACAGTTGAATATGACCAACATAGAATAGAACCTACAGGAACTAATATATTTCCAGTTTGTTTTACAAAACTAGATACGTAAATATTACTGGAGGTAATTTTTGATGCGTTTACATTTGAATAATTGATCAAAGTACTAGATATATTAGCATTTCCTGTTACAATTAAGTTTGATATACTACAGTTATTAATCATCAAATTTGAAGAAATATTTAAATAAGAAAGAACTGACAGATTTCCAGATACAGTAGTATTACTTAATGAAATATTACTTGCTGTTAAATTTGAAGCGTTTAAATTACTTAATGTAGCATTTGATGAAAGTGTCAAATTACCTGTAATTAGTGTATTACCAAGAATATAGATTCCACTACTTCCAGTTACATTAGCATTTACTCCTAAAAATCCTCCAGATGGATTAATAAAATATGACATCAATTTAATAAAACAAAAGAAAAAAATTAGTATTTAATAATATAATTTATAGCTAAATATGGATTCATAATTGAAAAAGCAGTTGCTGAACCATTAGAAGCTGCACTTGCACTTGGGGTTGTAATATTAACAAATGAGTCAGTTACATCATACGTTGTTTCAGTTGCACGATTATGTTTACCACTTGTGCTATAGCCTACCGCTTGATAAATATCACCTTGATTACCTGTATAAAGTTTAGTCGAAGCATAATAAATTGTAGCTGTATGAGTATGTGATGGCATAGTATGAGTATGTGTATCTTGGGTAATTGTTAATACATGTGTATGAGATGGTGTAGAACTAGTTGTTAAAATAACTGACGAGTTTCCTGCTGTTTCATTTATTGTGTATAGTCCTCCGCATCCAATTGGAAATCGAGCAGCCATATTTGGTACATAAAAATATGATCCAGTAACATTTGCAGTTGTATTTGAACTTAAAGAATATAATGATGAATATGTAGTTTTTGAATAAAGATTACCATCACATAATAACCAACCACTAGGTACTGAACTTCCACCATACATTGTTATTGTACCAGGTGGTATCAATACATTTGCTGATTGATATAAAAAATTTGCTGATGTAGTGTATGTAGATACACTATCATTTGCAATAGTTATACTTGTTGCATCTATGTTTGCAATATTTGCATATCCAGATGCAGTTAAATTTGTTAAGACATTTATGTTATTTGTAACAGTTGTATCTTTAGTAACAATGAGGTTTCCAATTACATTCATTGTACCTGTTGCTAATATGTTTGAGCTTATAATTGATAAATTAGATACAATAAGTTGTCCTGACAAATTAATACTATTTAAAAAGCTCACATTACCAGATATGTTCAAGACACCATTAATATTAGCATTACCTGTTATACTAACACTATTACCTGTATCTACTCTTGTTGTTCTAGAATTAATGCATAAATATCCTCCTTTTGAATTAATAAAAAATGACATTTATTATTATAAACAAAATTAAAAATTTTCTAAAACCCAAGTACTTATTGTATATCTTAATTGGTTCTTACCAATAGATGTTACCTCATGTGGATGTGTCCAATAGGGTGGAAATACTATAATTGAGCCTTGCTTAATTTTTACTCGAATATTATGATATGGAAAATTATATTCACCTCCCGTGAAATTATCATTTAAAGCAATAATAATTGACATACATCTTACAAATCCTACATATCCTCCATTACTTGATTTAATTGAGTCTATATGAAGTTTAGTTTTTCCAAACACTTTTCTTAATTCATAACCACTATCAGCATCACATTTTAAATAAGGATTGATATGTTTTAATGTTTCTAATGTTTGATGAATAATATCAAACATTTTTTTATCATATTCTGTAACAATTTTTAATAAAGGAATATTGATTATTACACCTGGATTTTTTTTTAAATTATCCATATGAACACTATAACATTCTACATTATTACCTTGACATATTGTTCTTTTTTCTTTAAAATCATCCATACTATCAATAAATAGCTTAAATTTATTACATTCTTCTTCATTTAATATATCATGAAGAATAAATATATTCGATGAACGATATTCACTTACACTAATGCCATTAACATTATGGTAAATTTCCATTAAAATTTAATTTATTAAATGATATTTCTTTATAATGCTTTAGAAAACAACTTTAAAATCATCATCTTCTTCTAGATTTTTAATTTTATATCCAAGCCATGATTGAGCTGTTTTTGGTTCTCCAATTGGCAATCCATCAACTTGTACTCGACTAATTTGTCTCTGAAAGTCTTTTCTACTTACACAACCAACACTAGGATTGTTTGATTTAACCCAATCTTTAAACATTTCATATAGTTCTACAATCTTTACTTTATCTTTTTCGTTTTTTGTACTTTCAAGATGTTGAGATACAAAGTCTTGATAGGTATTATTATCATTCTTATAGTCATTAGTAAATGATGTTACTTCTTTTGGTTCTTTTACAACAAAATTGTTATTTTTAACACAAGTATAATAGTGTACAAGTATACTCATAAATGATTCAGCAAGATAGTCTAGTTGGTCTGTCAAGTGAGGGTCAACCAAGTACTCATTTGGTTGTGTAGGATTATCCACAAACTTACTCTTAAATGGTACAACCCTTACTCTTCTCCATGTTCCACCATCTGTTCCATCAATCTTTGGTAAATCATTACATGAAATGAAAATACTGATTTGAGGTTTAAACCGAATTGTTTCACCATAAAGTGGTCGAGCTTCAATCATATCATTTCCTGTAATCTGTTTCATAATGCTTGTATTAAGTTTATCATCACATTCAGGTTCTTGTAAAATTCCAATTCTTCTACCTTTTAATACCATTTTTTCTGGTGATGCATTTCCACTAGCACCAGCTTTTCGTGTAAACAATGTAATATTTGGACTGTGGAAAAAATCTCCTAGAGCTTTATGACATAAATCAGCAGTAATACTCTTTCCATTACTTCCATTACCAGTCCAAATGTTACATTTTTGTTCAACTTTGTGTCCATGTAAAGATAATCCTAACGTTGAAAAGAAAAAGTTTCTCATTTCTTCATTTGGATGAATTTGCGAAAAGATATGTAATACTTTCTGAATATCAGGGTCATTTTCATCAAACTCTTTGTAATCGATATATGTTGAATATGTCATATAATCGCTTGGTCTTCCTTCTCTCAAAACACCAAGTTCAAAATCATATATTCCATTATTAAACACAAGAATATTCTTTTTCTGATTGAGATTTTGTTCAAATTTCTCATCAAAGAATAGAGATGCTGCTTCTTCCATTACTTGTCTCTTAAATGGAGTTTTCTTAAGATTTGAAATAATTCTATTAATCTTAACTTGTTGTTGTTTAATATCTTCAACTTTACTATCAATACTAGACTTTTTACTTTCATCCGCACAATTTATTGACTCGCCCTTTAGTTCTACGAGCTTTTTATTAAGCTCGAGATCTTGAAGGACATACTCATTAATAAGATAATCAGTGATTTGATTAAATAAAGTATAGCCTTGTTGAACTTCTACCCATATAGTATCACGAAATTCATACCATTTCTTTCCAGTAATGCTAGCACATACGTAAATATCACCAAATTTTTCTTTTAATACTCTTGCAATGTCAATTGGATATGGAACCGTTTTAATTGTAAAATCTAAACTCTTCTTAATACACTGAGTCACTTGCTCATCTCTAAACTTCTTGAACTTATCTGGTGAATCTGCTTTAGCCCATGATACAAGAGAACCATAC